TATTAAAACCAAGTGGTAGTTTTATTCTAAACATCAACGATAATTGTTCTAATGGATTGAGAAACCCTTTTATTTATGAGTTGATACATCGCTCACAAAAGGAAACCAAATTAAAGTTTTATGACACTTATATCTGGCATAAGATGAACGGCATACCAAATGGTTCTCATAAAAGGTTTAGAAATACCACAGAGTTTATATTCCATTTTGTTAAGAACCAAAAGCAGTTAAAGTTTTATATGGATAGGGTATTACAAGAGCAGTCAAAAGCAACAAGTGATAGAAGGAAATATCCTTGGCAATTAAAAAATCACGGGGTTATTACTGATGGGGAAAGGGGTAATAAAACTGAATATAACGCAGAGAGATTACCCGAGAAAGTTAGACCCGATAATGTGTTTAGGTTTCACACCGCAGCACTGGCAAGGGACAATACCATTAGACACCCCGCACCATATCACAGACAACTACCAGAATACTTCATCAATTTACTAACAGATGAGGGTGATGTAGTCCTTGATGTTTTTAGTGGAATAGGGACTACTGGATTACCTTGTAAGGACTTAAACAGAAACTACATAGGGTATGAACTAAACCCCAAGTATGTTGAGTTTAGTATAAAAAGATTAAATCAAACATTAAGAACAAATGAGTGAGAACATTATAGGAACAAGGTACGGACTTGATATGATGGATAATGAAACTGATTGGTTGGTGATTAAACCAACAGAAATAATCATCACTGACACTGATGAAGATGAACCAATAAAAGAAAAGATATAAAAAATTATGGAACAACATTTATTTAATGGAGACAGCGCTGAGGTGCTAAAAGAACTAAAAGACAATTCAGTAGATTTACTGGCGACTGACCCCCCGTATGGAATTGAGTTTATGGGTAAGGGTTGGGATAAAGTATTACCTTCAACTGACATTTGGAAGGAGTGTTATAGGGTATTAAAACCTGGTTCATTTATTGCGGTGATGAGTAGTCCCCGTAGTGATGTATTGTATCGTATGATAAAGGACTTGGAAGATGCGGGGTTTGATATGTCCTTCAGTCCTATCTTATGGACTTATCATACGGGCTTCCCCAAAGCAAGTGATACAAGTAAGATGATTGATAAAAGGTTAGGTGCTGACGATGAATTGATTAAAAAGTATGAGGGGTCTAAATTAGGATTCCAACCCAAACCAGCGATAGAACATATCATTATTGGTATGAAACCACACGGGTCAAAGTCCTACATAGATAATGTCTTAAACTTTGAGGCATTACCCGACAATATCAAAATGACTTACCCCTTCCTTCAAGTTCCAAAACCAGCAAAGAAGGAAAAGGATTTTGGTATGACTGGTGAGGAAAAAAAGAAATCACAAAGAGACGAGGGACAAGAAAAGTTTAATGTTCCACAAAAGAACAGACCCACAACATCAAAGAACACTCACCCCACCACAAAACCAGTTAAACTTATGTCCTACATCATCACCTTATTCACAAGGGAAGGGGACTGGGTTATTGACCCGTTCTTGGGTAGTGGAACAACTGGTATTGCTTCCAAGTTATTAAACAGAAACTTTATTGGTGTTGAAAGGGAGGAAGAATACTTTGAGATTATCCAACAGAGGTTAGATGTTAGTAGGGAGGAACTAATCAAGTTCTTTAAGACGGAAATAAAGGACACACAGACAAAGTTGGACTTATGAGATATAGTAAGGGCATAATGTGGTTGGATGACTGTAGAATACCTTTTGTAGAAACTGACCCATTACAAAATGGAATAAGTGGTAGAGATGGTGGTAATATGGATAGTAATAATCAAGGTTGGGGATTTAGAAGAATAGACAGAGAAGCGGGTTTAGGACGCTTCACCCCCAACCTACTTGTATGTGATGATATGTTAAATGATGGTAATATTGGTAAAAAAACAAAACAAAAAATAACCCAAGTAGGAATAGGAAGAGGTGTTATAGGAAATCACGATGGGAGAAAAAAACTTACCAAAGCAAAAGATGGTATGGAAATGTTAAGGTCTGTTGGTGATGGAGGTTCTAACTCAAAGTTTTATGACCTTGACTTATGGTTTGATAAGATGATAGATAAGTTATGAGATACAGTAAGGGCATAATGTGGTTAGATGATTGTAGAATACCTTTTGTTGATGAAATAGATATACAAAATAGTATAGGTGGTATGGGTTCTTTATTCGGTAATAAAGAGGTTGGTAAAGGAGAAAAGATAATACCATCTAATAAAGGTCGTTTTACCCCCAACTTATTAGTATGTGATGATATGTTAAATGATGGTAATATAAGTAGTCAGTCCAGTGGTTTAAGAAAAAACACTGGTGTAAAAACTGATGGTTGGTATAATAATCATAATGATAAAAAACCAATTATGACACAAGGTGATAAAGGAACAAATAGTAGATATTACAATTTGGACTTATGGTTTGATAAATTATTAGAGGGGTTATGAGATACAGTAAGGGGATAATGTGGTTGGATGATTGTAGAATACCTTTTGAGGATACACCTAACCCTGCGACTAACCCAAAGTATAGATTGGAGGGAAACTATAAGATGCCAGAAAAGGGTAAAATAAGTGAAGGGTCAATTACGCAATTCCGTTCATCACTAAATGAAATAGATGTTAGGGGACGCTTCACCCCTAACTTATTAGTATGTGATGATATGTTAAATGATGGTAGTGTAAATGGTGGTGGTAAATATTCTGGTATAAAAAAAAGAACAAGAATAAGATATTTTGAGGGTAGAGACACTATGGATAATGAAGCAAATAGTCCAGACAACTATGGAGATAAAGGAACAAATAGTAGATACTACAACCTTGACTTATGGTTTGATAAGATGATAGAGAAGTTATGAAATATAGTAAGGGCATAATGTGGTTGGATGATTGTAGAATACCTTTTGTTGATGATACTGAAGACACTACAAGGGGGAAATATGAAAACAAAGTTCAAGTTGGTATTATGGCTGAAAGACCCAATATAAAGTTTGTTGGTTCTTTTGATGATAGTGCTAAACAAGGACGCTTTACCCCCAACCTACTTGTATGTGATGACGCATTAAATGATGGTAGTGTAAGTAAAACTAATAATGGTAAAAGACATAATAAAACAACACAGATGTTTTATGGTAAAGGAGAACATTATTATACGGGTGATAAAGGAACAAATAGTAGATACTATGACCTTGACCTATGGTTTGATAAGATGATAGAGAAGTTATGAAGATACAGACAACCAAAGTATTTGAGGAGTTATTAACAAGTGATGAACTTGGTAAAAGGATTGTTGTGGCACAAGGTGGTAGTAGAAGTGGTAAAACATTTAATATCCTAATTTATTGGATTTATAAATTATTAAGGGAGGATAAGAAAACATTATCAATAGTCCGTAAAACATTACCATCACTTAAAAACTCTGTATTAAAAGATTTAATTGAGATATTAGAGTTGTTTGGTATGTATGACCCAGCAAAGTTTCACAAACAAGAGGGTTATTATGAATTGGGTACAAATATAATCAACTGGTTCTCCGTTGATGAACCGCAGAAGTTAAGAGGTAGTAAAAGAGATTATCTTTATTGTAATGAAGCAAATGAGTTAAGGATTGAGGACTGGAACCAGTTAATATTTAGAACAACAGATAAGGTTATTTGTGACTTAAACCCGAGTGAATTATCGTGTTGGGTATATGAGTTGGAGGAGCGAGATGATTGTTATTACTTTAAGACAACTTGGAGGGACAACCCATTTGTTGATGACAATATTATCAAGGAGTTGGAAAGCCTAAAAGATAAGGACGAAAACCTTTATAGGATTTATTCATTAGGTGAGAAGGGTATTGCTACCACACTTGTCTTTAATAAGTTCAACACAATACAACAAATACCCCCACAAGCAAAGTTATTAGGTAGAGGTATGGACTGGGGGTACAATGACCCCACCACTTTAATAGAAGTATATAAAGATGAGGATACTTTATACTTAAATGAATTATTATATTCCAAAGGATTAACAATGCCAGATATTATCCACAAGTTGGAACAATGTGGTATAGAAAGAACGGATACAATTTGGTGTGATTCTGCGAACCCACAGAACATAGAAGAATTGAGAAGGAATAAATATAATGCCAAACCCGTTAATAAGCGTTCCATATTACACGGAATAGATTTAATGAGAAGACACCATATATTTATAACAGAGAAAAGTAAAAATATCTTATATGAGTTTGGTTCTTATAAATGGAAAACAGATAAAAACGGAATATTATTGGATATGCCAGCTGACGAATATAACCACTCTATAGACGCAGCGAGATATGTATTAGAAAGTGAATTAAATAAACGAAGTGGTAAAATAACCATAGTATGATAGAATTAGTAAACGGAAGTGAAGTAGTTAAACTACCCGAAGAAATGACAATTGAACTTTACCAAAAGTTCATAAAAGACGAACAAAAATATGTAAATGAACCTATTGAGATGATTAGTTTATTTACCAATATTCCAGTATCAAAGTTAAAAAACTTATCACCAAAGACGATACAACTTATTAACAATTTTGTGGAACAAAAAATACAAATACCAAACTTAAAAGAACTTGTAACAACTTTTACACATAATGGTGTTGAATATGGTTTGGAAACTGACTTTGGTAGTATGGCATGGGGTGCTTGGGTTGATTTGGAGGTATATTCAAGTCAAAACATAATGGATAACATACATAAGAT